GGATCCGGTGACAGCATGGCATCGGAAAGGGCAGCCCATGCCTTCACAGACCTGAAGAAGCTGCATAGGGAAATGGGTGGCCACCTCTATGCCATCGCGGCAGACATTGCCTGCCATAACCTTATGGCGACGGAGTGGGCGGAAAAGAACGGGAAAAGCAAACGAGCCGCACCGGACCTGATGCGACTCGCTCTTGATGCGTTGGTGGATGCGTTCAAGCGTCTTTAGGCGGAAATTGATGGTGCATCCCCCAAAATGCAGAGCTAAGCTTGTCAATGTCTGACAAATATAGATCGTGGCATTCGTCAATCATGTTTAGACAACGACGCGCCGCATCTTGCATTTGCCTGATTGCTTGCTGTTGTTCTTCTGTGAGATTTTCAAAGCTGTCCAACAGCGCCTTTTGTTGGGCTTCTCTTTCAGCTTTCCACTGTTCGGGCGTTTTCTGTTCGGTCATGTGATTGGCTCCATTTCTTCAATTGCTTCATCAAAAGCGTCTTGTTCGCTCCATTGGTCAGTGGTCATAACCGCCCAGCTTTGGCATTTAGGGCAAGATTCCTGATATTGTTCAGCCGCCCAATGGTGGCCGCAATTGCCGCAATCATAAGCCATCACGCCACCTCCCAGTGATCGGTGCCACGGGTCATCTGACCCATTGCGGCAAGGTGGGTGCTGTCCCGCTGTATGATTTGCTCATATAGCTTTGCAGCTTCCGCCTCGGATTCGCAGACTTCCCACCTGTCATGCAGAAATATGTTTTCCGCCCATTGCTGGCATGGTTCACCATGCGGCTTGCGTTCCGCATACAAAACAAACCAAGCCATCACGCCACCCGCTGGACGAACACGCCGTCACTGCCGTCAATGGTGTAGCGGAATGATTGAAAGCGCGCTTGTACGCCTTGGCGTTTGGCCCACTGGTTGCCTGTTTGGCCTAGCTGATTCCCGCGCATGGGCTTTTTGTCCTTTTCGTCGGGCACGAAAAAGCCTTTGCCGATATCCACGTCCTGCCAAGGGTAAAGCTGTAGACCCGCGCGTTGTGTCTTTGGCTTTTCAACCGCGTCCATGATTTTGAATTTCTGCATTGTTCAGTCTCCCGTTTCGTTTGGTTACTCAATCAGGACGGGCTACCAATGCCCGTCGACGGGATGGCGGGCCATGACAGCCCGCCGCGCTGTTACCAGTATTTCGGGTCGCCACCTGTCAGCACGACGCACACCACATACAGGGCGGCTATCAGCGCCCAAAACAGGACACCCGCAACGATGTGTTCCAGCCACTCACGCATGGCTGGCCACCTTGTCGGGGAACATCTCCCCGCCTTGCGCCTCGATTTCCATTTCGTAATGGTCCCGCATTGAACGGGCGACAATCTCGCGGCATGGCTTGGGGAAACAACCGCGCACCGTTCCGCCGTGAAGCTGGCAATATTTGCGTGCAGCTTCATCAATCAGATACAGCCACAACCGCACCGCCTTTTCGCTGTCATAGTCGCCTTTGGCCATGCGGCGCTGCATGTTCTTGACGATAGGAATGATGCGCTGCCGATATAAATCAGCATCGTTTTCTGTGAACAATTCCAGTTCCCGCGCTTCATGTTCGTAGGTCATGCCGCCACCTCATCGGTTGCAGACACTTCTGCGATTACGTCCAGCACATACTTTGACGCGCCGGTCAAATCCATGTAGTCCCATGATCTGGTTGTGGCCCACTTGTCGGGATATACGCTTTCGGGAATGTCGGATGCGCTATAGCCTTCACGCGACCATGACGGCACCCATCTGATGCAGCACAATGCATCACAGTTGCGGTGTTCGAAGAACGCCAAGCAAACCGGATCGTGTCCAATGCCTTGCCGCATTTCCAGCACAAAGCCGCGTTCCCTGCCGTTCATGTAAGGCTTGCAGCGGATTTCGATCTGATATTCGCCGTCTTGATATCTGGCCGTGTGCGGCTCTTGTGTTGATAGGAAATGCATAAGCGCATATGCCTGCGCGTTCATATTCATTGTTGTGTCGATCATGACGTCACCCCGTCGAGAATGTCTGCGATTGCGTTGTGCTTATCTGCGGCACGCACGTTTCCGTTTGCGGCAGATTTCAGCGCTTGCAAGCGGATAGCCATTGCAGCGCCGTGCTTTTCGATGTGATGGTTCTTGACCACGACGAAATGAAACGGATTGGCACGCACCTTGAAAGTGGTCGTGTAACGTTCCTGTCTGACTGAAAGGCGTGGTTTCATGATGCCACCGCCTCGCGCTTGAAGCGCTTCAAGAATGTGCGAAGCTGGCGCGCCTCGCGCTGGTGCATCTTGAGTTCCTCGCCTTCCCAGCCACCTTCCTCAATATTGCATTGCGAGATGGTCAGCCGATGTTCAGCTTCTTTGATGATGTAAGCATCAGCATACTTGGCGTTGACCTCGTCCTCGTCGCCGCTGACGAGCAGGCCGTCCTCTACGTCAATGCGAGTAAACTGATAAACAAGCTCATCGCACTTGAATGCAGCGCTGACTATCGGGCGGAGTTTTTGCTTATTAGCCATTGTCTGATTTCCTTTCTGAAAGTTGGCTATACGTTTATATAAGCATCAACTATACATTAAAGCAAGCACAAAACGCATAAAAACGTATTGCAATGCGCGCCGGAATAGGCATTAAATGATTTACGAATGGATAACCGCGCCCGAAATGGCGCTTTTTTTGTGGGTCGATCATGGGTCGAAAGAAGAAGTACACCGAAGAACACTGGAACGAATTCCTGTTCCGTATCTCTGAAGGTGCGAAGGCAAAGAAGCTGTCTTATGAGCCAGACATGCCGTCATGGCGTTTGATATCGGACAAGTTAAACAGCGACGAACAATTCGCGCGTCGGTATTCGTTAGCGCTGGAAAACCGCGCAGAGATATATTTTGATGAAGTGGACGAATTAGCCAAAAAAGTCGAAAACGGCGAAATTTGTCCGAACGCTGGCCGAGTGGCTATTGATGCGAAAAAGTGGCAAGCGGCAACAAACGCGCCAAAGAAGTTTGGCGGATTGCATCGGCATGAAATAAAGCATACGGGTGCGGACTACATACAGGCGCTGAAGCTGATTGCAGAAGAAAAGCAAGCAACCGAAAGTAATACACCACGCGCGCAAGGCTCTGAAGATAACGCAACGAAAACGGGCACGGCATCGCTGCATTGATCTGCAACCTGTCATCGGTGCCAGCGGCTAACTTGCTGATTTCGCTGCAATCGAATCCCGTCGGCTAGGCCATCGCTGGCGAAAACCGGCAGATCGGAGCCGACACCCCCCCCGGCAAAAAACAGCGGGGGCAGATATTATTTATATATACCCCTCTCTCCTGACGGACTTACACATGAAAAAGCTAACTCCTCGTCAGCAAGCCGCATTGAAGCGTCATTCGGTGCATCACACGGCCAAGCACATGTCTGAGATGCGTAAGGCCATGCGTTCTGGCAAGACGTTTACAGAGGCGCATCGTATGGCTATGCGTCGTGTTGGGAAGTGACTGACGGCGACATTCAGAAGATTCTGCGTGAATTGCACGACGATCCTGAGATGTTCGTCCGGCATGTTCTTCATGCCACGCCGCAGCAGTGGCAGGCTGATGCTTTGCGTGCGGTTCGCGATAATGCCAAGGTTTCGGTCAAGTCTGGACACGGGGTCGGCAAGACAGCGTTTTTGTCGTGGCTTGTGTTGTGGTGGTTGTTGACGCGGTATCCGACCAAGGTTGTGTGTACGGCCAACACTGCTCACCAGCTTAGTGATGTGTTGTGGACAGAGATTGATCGTTGGGCGAGGGGCATGCACCCCGGCTTCAAGGATCGTTTGAACTTCAAGGCAGACAAGATCAGTTTAGAGGGTGCTAACGACAGTTTTGCCGTGGCCAGAACGAGCCGCAGGGAGTCGCCAGAGGCGCTTCAGGGCTTTCACAGCGATAATATGCTGATCTTGGTGGACGAGGCTTCTGGCGTGCCTGATGTGGTGTTCCAGGTGGGTGAGGGTGCCATGAGTACCCCCAACGCCAAGACTGTTTTGACTGGCAACCCCACCCGTTCTGATGGGTTTTTCTACGAGGCGTTTCACAGCAATCGTGAGCAGTGGCATTGCATGACGGTGAGTTGTGAGGATGCTGACACTGTTGATGCTGACTTTATTAGCAGCATGGAAGCGCAGTATGGGCGTGAGAGCAGTGTGTTTGCTGTTCGTGTGCTTGGCGAGTTTCCGAGCCAATCTGACGACGTTTTGCTTCCGTTGCATTTGATTGAGAGTGCGATTGGCCGCGATATTGAGGCATCTCCTACCACGCCGACGGTTTGGGGCTTGGATTGCGCGAGGTTTGGCTCTGACAGGTCTGCTTTGGCTAAGAGGCGCGGTCAGGAGTTGATTGAGCCGGTTAAGACGTGGCGCGGCAAGGATCTGATGGAATTGGCGGGTATCGTGCTGACCGAGTACGAGGCGTGTCGTTACATGGACCGGCCCACGGAGATATTCGTTGATGCGATTGGCATTGGTGCGGGTTTGGCGGATCGTCTGGCGGAGTTGGATCTGCCCGCTGTGGCTGTATCTGTGTCGGAAAGCCCTGCTTTGCGGGATAAGTTTGGCCGGTTGCGTGACGAGTTGTTCTGGCGGGCACGTGAATGGTTCGAGGGCCGCGATGTGGTGCTACCGCAGGATGATGCGCTGATACAGGAGATCACCGGCATACGGTATAAGTATCTCTCTAATGGCAAATTGAAGATTGAGAGCAAAGACGAGATGAAGCGCCGTGGGCAGCGTTCTCCTGACGTTGCTGATGCGTTTGTTTTGACCTTTGCTGGTGAGGGCGCGATGGCATCTGGTGCTATGAGC